TAGGGAGATATGGCAAGAAAGTACTGATGGTAGATGCAGATGCGCAAGGTAATGCTTCTGGAACTATGGGAGTATATGATCCAAACGAAAAAGGACTTGCTGGAATTTTGCTAGAACAACAAAGCACAGAAGAAACGATCAGACATACAAGATATGAGAATGTAGATATTATCCCGGCAAACATGTGGCTGATGCAGGCAAACGCTCAACTGCTCTATAGTATGGAAAACCAGATAGATCGCATTGAAAAAATGCTGAATGATGAATGTATCAACAATAAATATGATTATGTGATCTGTGATTGTGGATTGTTGCTTGATGTAACAGTGCTAAATGTGGTTAAAGCATCGGATTTGTTAATAATTCCGGTCAAAGCAGGAGGTTATGGAATTGATGCGGTTGAAAACATGATTGAGCAGACAAAAGGAATTCATGAAGGGCAGCAGGTCAAGGTCTTAATGACGATGAAAACTGGGAATATAACAAACAAAGATACAGCACAGTGGCTAAGAGATACATATAAAGACAAGATGTTCAAAACAGAAATTAGAAGATCAGTTGTTGCAGAAAAAGCAGAAACAGCAAAAAGACCACTTCCAGAAATGTCAAGAGGAAGCAATACAGCGAAAGATTACAACAACGTGATCAGAGAAATTATGACAGACGAAGAATGGAATGCAGCACAAGCGTATATCGAATCAAAGCGAAGAAACAAGAAGACTGGAAGATTCCAGAAAGTAGACTAGGAAAGGAGGGAAAAGACATGGCAGGATTTAACGTAATGGACATGCTTAATAAGACAAGCAAAGAAGGAATCGAAGAGAAGCCAAAGGCACGATTCAGAACAAAAGACATAGATATCTATAACATTTACGCAAACGAAGACAACATAAGTGATCAGATCGGCATCGATGAAAAGGCAGCAGAGATCAAACTTCTTGGACTGCTACAGCCATTAGAAGTTATGTATGAGCCTAACCAGAGCGGAGAAGAATACAAGCTGATCGGTGGCGAACGAAGATGGAGAGCATTAAAGAAACTGGTAGAGGAAGAAGATCTCCAGGAATTTAGGGAAGCAACATGCCAGATCAGAAAGCCACGAAGCAAAAATGAAGAGATCATAGAGCTATGCATCTCCAACAGTTACAGAAAAGCAACACCAGAAAAAGAACTGGAAAGAATCAAATTATTGACGGATGCACTGAAAGATGCAAAGGCAGCAGGAGAGAAGATAATGGGCTACGATCTAGAATCTGGAAGACTGAGAGACATAGCAGCAAAGATTCTTGGAAAGAAACCGACACAGATCGCAAATGCAATGAGCATCAACAATAATTTGATTCCAGAGCTGAGAAAACTGTTAGAAAAACAGGAAATTAGTTTTTCTGTAGCTGTAGAGATCGCAGGACTGGAAGAAGATGAACAGGAAGAAATATACAGTTGGTATCCGGACAAGATCATAACTGTCAAGAAGATAAGAGAGTACAAACAACGCATCCTGGAAGAACAACGAGAAGCAGAACTAAAGGAATCAAGGCAGGAAGCAGAAGCGGACGAAACCGAAGAAGAGGAAGAAACAGAAATTGAGGGCCAGATGAATCTGGAAAGAGATTTTCCAGAGTATTGTCCGGAACAAAACGAATTAGAAAAACAGGCATTAGAAGCATTTGCAGAGAGAATTCAAAGACAAGTTCGTAGTGCAGGAATAAAGAATTTATCCGAATTAAAAGAATACATGAAGACTTGGTATAAACACTCTGGCGGAACGTTATGTGGATCAAATGGGTTCGACGGGTGGTATAGCTGTGAAAAAGGTCATATAAAACTATGCAAAAATAACTTCGAGGAAATTGTTAAAAAGACAGTTAACAAAATGGCAGATGTGATCAGCGAAATGATTCAATTCGATGTTGATGCAGCGGAAGAACAAAAGACGGAACGTGTGGAGATTCCGCAAACAAACAAAGTAGAAGTGCCAGAAATCAGATCAGATGAGCGAAGACACCGTCTAAAACTCGCAAAGATGTTCTTCGATGCAGTAGACACAGGAAAGAAGTCATTCGAGTTGCAAAAAAACGACAGGAACTATCAGATCGGAGACGTCCTGGAACTGCACGAAATGAGTGACGGAAAAGAAACAGGAAGAGTAACAGAGAAACAGGTGATCTATATCTTAGAAGGATTTAAAGGTCTGGAAGAAGGTTACTGTATTTTAGGATTAGATGAAAAGGAGAAATAAACATGGATATACGAGATAAAGTTCAGATAGATGCAATTAAAGACCGGGAAGAATATAGTATATGCGATTATGGAACGCATGTATTGATCTATAACGGAACATATGGAGTGTACATACCAGAAGAAGATATGATGCTAAATTCAAAGCGTTATGAAAAAAATGAGGACATAACAAGATTAGATCCATATGACGTAGAAGATATAACAAGAAGTGCAACGATCATAAAAGAATCAATTACGTTTAGCGGAGAAATCGCAAATGCTGTGATCGATTATGGACGAGAAAAAACGTGGATATGGCAGAGTGCGATAAAGAAATTCGGGAAAAGACGTATGTACGGAGTGGCAGATGTACATATGGAAGGAGAAGAGAAAAAGATAGTCGTGGTAATGGATGCAGAAGGAAATGCGATCGGGATAATTAAGACGATGGCAGATATAGAAGCACAGAAAAATGATACATACACGATTTAGGAGGTTGCATGAACAAAGTAATACTAATGGGCAGATTAACCAGGAAGCCTGAGATAAGCTGGAACGAGGAAGATCTATGTATAGCAAGGTTCACGCTTGCAGTAGATCGCAGATTTAAGCGAGAAGGGCAGCAGGACGCAGATTTTATCGGATGTGTTGCATTTGGAAAAAACGCAGAATTTGCAGATAAGTATTTGAATCAAGGAACTAAGATCGCACTGGAAGGGAGAATCCAGACAGGAAGCTACATAAAAACGGACGGAACAAAAGTATACACGACAGAGATTGTGGCGGAGAACATGGAATTTGCAGAAAGGAAGGAACAATGATCGAAGGGATAAAGAAGATAAGAGAAGCGTTTAGAAAGATAACAGCAGGACTCAGAAAAGATGGAACGATCAATGCGCGTCCAGGATATGAAAGCTATATAAAAGAGAAACTGAAAGAAAAAGAGGAAGTGCCAGGAAAAGCAATAATGTTTGTAGATGGAGAAAAAATTGCAGAATTAACGCAAATTAAAAAGGCTGCACTGAAGACGGGAGAAGCAGAGAATGTTTGGGCCGTGTGTGGAATTAGAGGGAAAATACATCCGAAAGTAGTTGAAATTAAATTATGTGCAAACAGAAAGCAAAAGAGAAAACTGCATAACAAGGGGAATAACAAAAGAAAAATGAATGGACAACCACTAAAAAGATTTATAGCAAAGCAAAAGGTCCGAAAAAGAAAGGTGTCCGAATCGGACACAATGAAATAATGTACTACTGGTGGGAACCAGTTGCAATATACCACAAGCAACTATTAACAAACGCATAAGAAACAAAAAGTCATGTATAAGCCATGAGATCTATTAGCCTACTGCCGGGAAAAGGCAGCAGGCGGAAAGGAGAACAGACAGCTTAGTTCTTTACCTGATTAAGATTCTTTTAGTAACTATTAACAACGAGCCAATCACAAACATATTTTTTCAGATTCTATTATGATGTAACTTTTAACGATATACCAGATTTAGTTTTTACAATTATTTTTTTAATACAAAACCTAAAAAGAAAGAATCACAATGAATTATATGATCAGGCAAAAGAAACAGAACAGTGATCAGGGATAATATATTGGTTCAGGTAAAGAACTAAGCTGTCTGAAATGAAA